ACAATGATCCCGGCGTCCGTAGTGGGACGATCAGGAGCGAAGCCTAGGAGCTTGTTCAATTCGCCCGGACCCTCATCGACCCACCGGAGGGCTTCATTGAGTTCCGGTTCAGAGAGCCAACGATGGACCGATACATCCCATGCCAGCCCTGCACCATCTGGAGGTCTTGAATGAACGGGGCTGACTCAAGGAGCGCCCCGAACAGGTACACATCCGGTGCGTTGGTTATGAGCCAGTTGGTGTCCCCATCAGCAGAGAGAGCCGTGAGTGCGGCGTAGTGATCCAGGGTGTAGGAAGCAGACCCGGTGCCGGCCGTTTTGATGGCGTTGCCGAGGAAGGAATAGACAGCCGGCCGATCTGACTTGTTTGCGTAGCTGGTGTACGTCGCGTTCGTCGCGTATTCCAGGTCCCACGAGTAGTTCCCGTCCGAACAGGCGAGCCGGATTACTTCGAGAAACCCGGTCGGGTAGGCGATGGATCCTGAGGTGGTCCCCGTAGCCGTGGCCTGCATCGCAGGAACCCGGACCGGGAGAGAAGGAAACGGCTGATCCGAGCCGTAGGAGATACGGCGCTCAGCCAACCGGATGAAGTCCGGGATGTAGCTCGTCAGGTCCGAGCGATTTAGGTACGACGCTACGGCACTCTTGAGGTCGCCGTAGTTGGCGAGAGCCATTCCTTACCTCTCCCGAGGCCTGAATTAGCCTCGTGTTAACGAAGCCAATCCACGTAGGAATTGCTGGCGGGCTCTACTATATCACGGTGAATCTAGTTTTACCGCGTTTTCTGGTAGTGATGGGTCATAAGTGGGAGGGTTGTCCTTTTGATACTCGGACTCCCGGTATATGTCTTTCCCCTCATCTGCGAGGCGGATCATCTCCCGCCCCACCGCTTCGGCCTGCTCCATGCTCATGATGAGGGTTACATTTACCCCGGACTTGAGGTACTGAAGCGAGAAATTGTCGTTTCGTGCGTCGCAGCAAACCCGGAAAGTGCCGTCCAGGACGCTCAGTTCTGTGTAGGTCTGAAAGCGCTTCATCCGTAGAGCGCTTTGAACCTGGCAGGCATCAGGGCTTTACGGTTGCCTTTGAAGTGGTAAATCCTGACGTTAGGAATCTCATGCCCCATGGAATCAGGGCAGAAGTTCCAGGCTTCGTCCCTTAGCTCTTTCACCTCGTAAAGCCCTGATTCGGCCGCGTCTCTCAGGGCGATCTGATCCCCGTACCAATCCTGCCGCTTGGGTTCCATGGCAGCCATTCGGATGAGGCAGTCCACCATGAAGGACCGGGAGCGCACGAAGATGACACCACCGTTGTACGGCATGCGCAGGGGCTCTTTTTCGTCCTTCGATAGCACCATGTGCTTTGCTCTCCAGGAGAGGGACACGTCATGGATTGGGCTAAATCCGTCCGAGATGTCCTGGGCAACGATCATGTCGGTATCCAGGAGGACGTAAGGCGCCTCGACTTCCGCGAGCCTTCGTGTCCGATAAATCATCCGTCCTTCGGTCATGGGAGTTCGCTCTAGCCGGTCCACTCCCCTAACTTCGGGAGCGGACATATCGGAGAGTTGCCAGACCTCGTAACCCAGCTTCTTACAGGAGGCCACCATCATCTCCGCGCAGGCGATGTTGTTGCCGTACTGGACGAAAACCACCCTCAACCGAGCGCCCCCTTGATCTCGCGGAGTCGCTTCCGGCCTATTTCGGGGATGCACAGCAATTGTGTTTCTTCAGCCTGCGCCAACTTGGCCGTATTGCATATCCCGACCCGGCGCAGCGCATTTGCTGTCAGCTTTGATAGACCAAGACCAGTTAGATCATCTTCGCCACCAGTAGCGTCCATCCAGGGCGTATAACGGGACCCGCCGAGCCTTCCATAAACCCAATCGTCCGGCTCAAGTCTCAGCATCGTTTTCCTCCATTCACGGCCACACCCGGACGACAGAGGTAGTCCCGCCCCCGACAACCCAGTCCTTTGCCGAGAGAACGGTGTGCCTCAAGGTCTTGACGATCTCATTGCACCCGAATAGCTTGGTATTGATCCCAGCTCCCTCGAAGTAGTCATCAAAGAAGACAATCGCATCCGGGGTCAAACACCGTTTGATGTTGTCCCAGTCGCTGCGGATCGTCTCAACCGAGTGACCACCATCCAGCCAAACAAAGTCAATCGGCTCGTTGAAGTCCTTCAGTGTTTCGCGGGTGTTCCCTTTGAACAGGGTTACGTTGAAGCCGGTCAGTCTTTCGTATACCTCGCTCATGAGGTTGTGCTTCTTGACGTTCATCTCAACCCGGTCCGTCTCCGTGGTCGCGTCCTCGAAGAGGTCGAATCCGTAGTATTTCGACTGTGGAGACAGGTTGAGCATCGCCTGCGCTCTCATGCCGTTCCACGTGCCGATTTCCGCGATGGCCTTCGGTTGAGCGGCCCTCACTGCTTCGTGGATGTAGTTGTAGCGGGTAGTCATTTCTTCTCTTTCAACCGAATCAGGCGCAGTTCGGCATTGCGAATCTTGAGTTTGTGTTTCGTCGTCTCAAGATCCCGGCGAAGGCTCAGGATTTGTTCCTTTAGTCCATTCACCTGGGCGTCATGTCGCTTGGTGATGAACCCGAACTCTGGCGCCCTGGCTACCGCGTCTTCCGCGATCTTCTTGTACCGTGCAGTGTCTGCCGCGTAGAGGTTGCGTTCCTTAATGGAGCGGACGGCGGATTCCTCTGCGTCGCGCAGTTGTGCCTGCAGTGCCAACACTGAAGTCCGCTTGCGGCGGGGCTTTAGATCGACCACATTAGTAGCTGTCATTGCCATTTGCGCGCCCCCTTCTTGTGGGTGATGTATTCGCTCAGAGGGGCCAGATCCATCGGACTCAGCTCCTTCTCGTAAGGCCCCGAGAGCGAGGCCGTCTGTAGGCCATGCTTCTCAAACATCCGGACCGTCGCGTCCATGGTCGATGCGTCGCACCACTGGGCAAGGGTCTTGAACGAGCCTGATTCGAGCCACTTGACCCAGGTGTCCATGAATGACTTATGCGCCGGGTGGGAACAGTCTCGCACGACAAAGCCCGTTTCCGTGGGCATCCCTACCCTTTTGAACATAGCCATGTAATGACCATCAGGAAGTAGTGAGCGGATGAATTCTTCCGTGATCGGCTTCTTCGTGACCGTATCGCAGTCAAGCCAGACCGCCAGGCCTTCGTAGTCTCGGAGCGCGTCGTAGCTGGTAAAGACTTTGTTTGACCACCGGACAACATCTGTCGTCCACAGGGGTGGTTTGTAGTGGGCGTATTGGGCTTTGAAGGCGGCTAGGCGCTCTACGTCTTCTGTGCGCTTGCCCGGCATGCCTGGGACTTCAAAACCCTCTGTGTACAGCGCGAAGTCGAGCCCGTTGCCTTGATCCCAGTAGTGCCGAAGGCTCTTCCAGAATTCGTCACCGTAAGCATCCCAGCCGGCTTTGTGAACGGTGCTAACGACTCGCATAGATGAACCACCCCCTGGAGTAGATGCGGAGGTCGATGAACCAACGACCCACAGACACCCAGAACTTTGGCCTTACGTGGGGGAAGCTCTCAACCTGTAGTCGTAGTCTACCCAACTGACAGACGGCATTTCGTTTACGTTCCATGTGGCGTAGGTCAGTGAAGACGCCAGCTCAAGACGGGCGTCCGAATAATCGGGGGTTTCGATTCTTTCAATCGGTCCCGCATTGACAGGATGACTTGGGCAGTCTCTGGTAGAGAAAACAGGGATTCCCATAAGCGCTGCCTCAACGCCTGCGACTGACGAATACGTAACGACCGCCCATGCGTTCCTGCAAAACTCGCGCAGGCTGGAGAGCTTTCCGGTCTTGCAACGGACCGGCCTGTCTGTGATTTCACACAGCTTCGTTTCGACCGAGCACAGCCAGGTTTCATTCTCATAGATCGCCCTCTGTGCTTCGGATGGCGGGATGATGATGATTTCGGAACCTGTCTTCCTCCACGGCTCTATCTCCACTCCGAATTGCTTGAGCCGATCCGAGGGGCGGTCGAGAAGATGGGTGAGATGAAGGCCGCTCCGTACTGCTCTAAAGTTGCCCGTGTGATATCCCCGTTTGAAGTAGGCGTGATCGATGTAGGTGAAGGAAGTACCAGAGCGCAGATACGACTGCGCCATTCCGTCTTTGATTCCGAAGGCGATGCTTTGAGAAGGTCCACCCTGGGCCCTGATGTCAGAGCGCATCCAATCGACGATGATCTCTTTTCCATAGGCGCTCCAAGTCCTCATAGCCTTTTGACTACGGGGCCCCAGTCCTCGCCGTGGGCCTGCCTGTAGAGCTTTACTGAGTCCGGATACCAGATCATCCCGTCCCCGCATCTGTAGGCATACCTCCACTGGGGAACACTCGGAACGATTATCTTTGCCGTTCTACCCAGAGCGCCACAGACGTGCGCAACTGTTGTAGTGACAGTAACAACCTCATCCAGAGCAGCGATAAGCGCGACAGTGTTTTCATAGTCTTCCGTGTTGATCTCGGGACAAATGACTTGTTCTTTGTTGTCGATGTTCCAGCGCGCGACTTCCAGCCTGTTGTCTTGGTAGCTGAGGTCAATCGCCGTGCCGGCCTTCCTGATGACGGGAGCAAGGTCTTCCAGATCCATCGACCTAATGTGTGCCTGAGTGGCCTGTATTCCGCCTTTCCATGTGATCCCTACCCACGGTTTTGGATACTTGGAAAGTTCTTCATTCCATTGCTCAACTTTCTTCGGATCGGCTGTAAGGTACGTCTCCCGCGGAAAGTCTTGGTCCCGGTTTCGGTACCAGTTCCCCAGGTAGGAGATATGCACATGCGCGTCTATCTGTCGTTCCGTGCCGGCCCGTTCAAAGGCCCACATCTGGCGCTCATCTTTCAGGGTGCCAACGACAGTGATCCCAGGGAAGTTGCGCTGGAGAAGTCTTACGAGACGGGGGGCGCATTCGAGAATGACTTCCTTGCAATCGCGAGCGAGCTGAGGAAGGCACTGGGCATACATGATTATGTCGCCCACCCCTTGGTCGGCCTGCACGACAACAGTCTGACCTTTGGTCCCATCCCACATGGGTTCTTCGATCTCTTGCGGGTTGTAGACCCGAAGTGGGAGGTGTTTGCCGTAAAGGTATTTGGCGTCTCTCCAGGCGTCCTGCCAACGCCCCATTGAGAGGTGGGCAAAGTTGCTCGTGATTCGGGCTACGTGGCAGTCAGGGTCGATCTTCAGTGCTTTGTCGCACCACTCCAGAGCATCGCGCCACTTTCCCTGCTGGAGGTACGTCGCCCCGATATTCGCCAAAGGCATCGGGTCGGTTGGCACCATCTTCTGAGCGACTTTCATAGCGTCGCGGGCTTCCTCCCACCTGTTCAGGTCATGAAGGGTCGCGGCGTATGTCATCCACAGGTTCACCTGCCTTTGCTCTTGCGCGAGGCCCCTGCGGAGGACTTGATAGGCCAACCCGAGGTTGCCCATCTCGCGGAGGGTCGTGCCCATGAGATACAGTGCTTCAGGCTTGTCAGGATCCTCGTTGAGGGCCGCATTCAGCATGCCCCACGCTTGGACCCACTCTTCCCGTTTGACCGCGTTGTGGGCGGCTTTCAGGAGTTCAGTCATGCTCGCTGACCGTATGCACCTTCGAGGTGGTCTTGAGGTAGCGATAGTCCGGGTGGTTCAACAGCTTGAACACCCGTCCTTTGTGTGCTGGGTTGTCTAGAGAGACACCGAATCTGTTGAGCCATTCGATCTCGACAACGGCCGGGATCGTGGCGTACTTCCAGTAATCATTCTTGAAGCCGCGCTTGGTCTTGTCATCATCGTTGGCAGAACGTTTGTTGGCATCAAGGATCGCGGAAACATCCTGTTCGTGAGACAGAATGACCTCGTCTCCGCGATAGTCGAAAAAGCAAGAGACCCCTGTAATCGGGTCAAAGTCCAAGAGTCTCTTCATGCTTAGCTGATACCGACAGCCTTCGTGTTCGCCAGCGGCGTGCGAGCCACCAACGTCCACTCGGCCAGGATCATGCGTCGATCAGCGTCACCGATCTTCGCCACGTTCTCGGTTTGGAAGCCTCGCAGGTAGGCCACATCCCAAGTCGAGCTGTCCAGCGCGTAAGCGAAACCGGACGGGATGTATCGAGAAATCCGCAGGTTGTGCGAACCGAACGCCGACACGTACACATCCGCAGCACCGATGATCTGAGCCTGCGCACGGCTGCCAACGTCGCGGAAGCGAGTCGCCAGGCCGGTGAAGCCAGAGATGGTGTTGTAGACCGCAGCAGTCGTCAGGACCGTATCCGTCGTGCCGCCGCAGGACCATGCTTGTTGGAGCATGTTCTTCAGGTCAGCTTCGAGGAACGCAGTCGCAGACGATCCGATACCAGGCATCGTCGCGGTCGCGAAACCGGAGACGGGAGCCGTGGTCGAAAAGCCTGCCGCCGCTTGGCCGGTCAGCTTGATGTGGTTATTGGTATACAGCCAGTTCGGGATGCCGGCGGAGATGCGCGGGGAAACGGAGGTGCCTGCCGATGCCGGGAAGTTCCCGAGAATCGAGGTCTCCATGTCGCGTTTCAGTTCCTTCGCGGCGCGTGCCGTGTGGTAGGCCAACAGTTCAGCCATACCTGCGTTGTCAACAGCCCGAGCGGTACCAGTGACTTCAAAATCCTTGCGGGAGATCGAGGTGTAGTTCTTCAGGCGCGACGGCAGTGCACGAGCCGCAGCAGCGAAGGCGTCGCCTTCAATGTTGAAGTTCGCAGCAGGAGCGGCGAGAGAGTCCGTCAGCCATTCATGGGTCGTGCTCTTGCACTTCCCGCGGCCAAAGGTGGTGAGGGCCCACGTTTCCATGGGGGTGATGTCATAGATAACGTCCTCCAGGTCTTCCCGGAGAACACCGCCAGACACGTCATATGACTTGCTAGCGGCTACGGTTGCAGCCATTACTTCAATCCTCTTGCTAGGAAGGCCGCAGCAGTCGATTTCAGGGAGCCGCCATCCTTTTTCATGGCTTTTCTGGCATCCGAATATCTACGTTCTGCTGTTGCCCCAGGTACGGAAGCCCCCGGCTTAACCACCGGCGGCGCTTTTTGCACTGATGCAACGGCAGCAGATTTACCTTCTTGGATCTTGTCGTACTGGGCAGCTTTCCAGCTCAGGTAGAGGAACCGAGCGTCATGGACGTTCTTCAGCTCATCACCCGTGTACCCACCAGACAGAGCGGCTTTGTAGGCAGCTTCGGCTTGGTCCTTACCAAACCCGGGAACGACCTTCTGCAGGAACTTGCGTCCCTCTTCAGCAGCGGTTTGCTTCTGTTTTTCGGTCTTCTCGGTGAAGTCTTTGGCTTTCGCGTTGATCGACTCTTTCAGCTCTTCGGCTTTCTCCTTGTGGGAGTCCATTTGCCCTTTGAGCTTGATGTACGTGTCAACGTCGAGGTTCTGCCAATCGACAGCCTTGTAGCGCTCTAAATCTGCCGTGATCCTTGAAAGCTCTTCCCGCTCTTTGGTGGTTTCTTTGTCGAAAGCCTGCCTAAGCGAGATTGCTTCTGCTACCGCTTGGTTCTGGCGCGTGATATCGGCCAGTTCCTGGGTCTTGCGTGTGTAGTCGTCCTGACGCAACTTCCCTTGCTTGTATTCCTCGATCTTCGCTTTCGCTTCCTTCGGAACGCGGAGCGTCAGACCATCAAGGTCTACATCGTCGTTGCCGTCGTCTTCCGGAACTTCAGGTTCCTCGACTTCGGCTTCCGGTGCATCGTTGGATGCCTGGGGCGCTTCAGGTTCTACTGTTTGGGGAGCCGCTTCGGGCTTGCCAAATAACGCTGCTAGTCTTTGTTCGGGGTTCGATTCCGCTACGGGTTGTTCGTCCACTCTCGTTGGCTTAACTTAGGCTTGCTCACACGCCTCGTGAGGCCTCAGCCTTCTTCCTCTTTACAAACTCGTCTGACTTGGCCCGGTGTTTCTCAAGAGCATGGTCCCCGATGTACTTAGCCAGTTGGGACTGGAATCTCTTGAGTAACTGCAACATAAGGGTTATCTCGTGTTGACTTTGGGTATCAGATATGGGTACTGATTCCAATTGTCGTACCAAACCATCCCTTATGTCTACAAATACCTGCTTCATTACAGGCTCATTAAGTAACCGGGTAGCGGCTTCGGCTTTTTCGTCAGGTTTCATATGAGCATCAGGAGGAGAGCTTCTTCCTCTTCCTCCTCTTGTTTCCTAAGTAGGGCGGCGATTTCGATAGTCCGCAGGGTGTCAGCGTATAACTCGGCAATCTCGGCCAAGATAACCTGCGCCGGGTCTTCAATACTCTCTTCCGCCTCGACTTCAGGAGTTACCAGGGCCTTTTCGGCATCCTTGATAATCTTGTGGATTGGAGTATTTAGGCGCTTATTAGCCCGCTCAAGGGTGAGTTTCGCCGTGGCTTCGGCCTCTTCCTTGAGCTTTTCCAGGACGTAGAGAGCTTCGGCTTCGGACTGAGCCGTGAAGACCTCGCCGTCGATCTCGACCTCGTATTTCTTGCGCGGTCTCTTCCTGCGGTGCCCGGCATCTTGGCGGCGCTTGCGGAAGATTTCGTAGCCGGTGACCTCGTAGTAGCCAGTCTCCGCGGAGAGGATCGGATCGCCGAGATCGAAGAGGGCATCTATTCCGAACACCGTATATGCGCCAGGCTCGGCCAACATGGTGTAGTTGTTGGTCGCCCCAACAGACAGGGTCGCGGCCTGCCCCAGGAGGGCATAGAAGCCCTGATCCGCCGCAACCCGATACCCGGCGGACATGAAGTTGTCCTGGCCTGAGATGGCATACGTACCAAACTCCGCGGGCATGACGCGATCCGTCCCGCCGACCGCAAAGATCACGTCCTGACCGGAAACTGAATAGGTCCCGGCCTCGCAAACGAGGATGCTTGTCTTTCTTAGACCGGCGTCTTGTCCGGCGAGTCCGTACGTCCCCTGCGCAGACCCCATTTCGTAGTCGGAAAGGCTCTCGCTCCCGGTGATGGAGTAAAGACCTGTATCGGCGACGATTGAATACGCCCCGGACGTGTTCCGAAGCAACGACCCAATATGTGGAAGGTAAGCCGCGTCCCCGCCCTGGTTGACGGAGATATTGAGGATCGCCGGCTGCCCGGAAAGTGTGTAAAACCCCGCATCAGACACCAGCCTGTACCCAACCAAAAGGGTTGAGTCCTGGCCCGATAGGCTGTACGTTGTGTACGCAGAGATTCCTGACGTACCACCAAGCCCGCCCAAAAGCGCAAGGCTAGGGAGGGGCCCAGGAGCCCCGTTAACCCCCGAACCTGAATAGGCTAGGGTTGCATCCTGACCGGTGACCGCATAGCTACCCTGCGCCGCACTAAGGGCCGGAGACCCCAGAACGAGCGCTAGATGAGGGAGCGGAGCCGGCCAGCTCACGCCCTATCACACTTCGATGTAGGTGATCGACCCACCGATTGCGATTGCGGCCGAGAGGTTGGCGTTCAACAGCACACCAGAGGCGGATTCAAACCAGCCAACCGGGTTGAACGGCAGGATAAATCCGGTGTTCACCACGAGGTAGTAAAGCCCCGTCAGGTCAGTACCGCCCGTACCGGTCTGAAACTTGACGTTCACAGACCCCGCGGCCATCGCAGAAAGCGCGAGGACACGGATCTTCTTGGACGTGACGGCAGCGATTACCGTTGTGTTTCCTGAAGACGAAAGAGCCAGCGCCGCGTACTTCGGAGTGACCGCTACCCCGCTGATGAACATCTGGTTCGATTCGATGCTCATCTGTACCGGCATCGGAGCTGCGACTGAGGTATCAGTAGCGGCGCCGTCAGCACCCCACGAAGGCTTGACCCGCGGGTATTGAACGGAAGAGATATCGTCTGATGCGAACGTGGCCCCACCGGAACCGGCGTTGGCTGTGAAGTTGTCGGCCATTTAGCCTGCTCCTAGAAGTGTTGCGCGTGGAACGGTTGCGGATGCTGCTGCTTTGATTTCCACAGCCATCATCAAAGCGCCTGTTGGTGTGGACCCACCGTTGTTGAGGTCTGCCCAGGCGACGGTGGTGCTCGTGCTTCCCGTGCGTCTCTGGGTTTGAAAAGAGCCCCAGCCACTCACCAAGACCTCGGCCTCTTCGGTGAAATCAGCACCAACATCAATACTTCCAGCGGTGCTGTCCTGAGACACGATCGCCATCGCAAACACGATGGATCCAGCGGCCGGAGTTGCATCGAGCGTGATCGATGCGGCGCCCTCTCCGTCCGCATCTGTCCCAATGGCCGTCCCACCCAGAGGGGACGCGTGCTCACCAGACAGAGACTCGACCTCTACCCGGTAGTCATGGACGTTGAAAGCTCCTGCATCGAGACCCAGGGTCATTGATGCGCCGCTAGAAGTCGCAGAGCTGATCCATATGGATCCCGCGTAACTCCATCCCGGTGAATCACCGCTCGCCGACTGCTTTAGTGGAGTCCAGGTTAGCGGCCCCATCGAGTCTGTGATGGTCAGATCCGTCCCAGCAAGGGTGTCGTTGCTGTTGCTGATCGCCATGAGGCGGACAATCAAGCGAAGCCCAGTCCCGGGAGTAAAACCAGAGGTCGTGAAAACCCCTGCCCCGTGACCGGTGGAGCTGGTCTGCCTGTGTACGTTTGTTGCGGTGAGCGCCATTAGTTGGCCTGCACGTCAAACGGTTGGGAGACAAAACTACCGGAAGACTTGAAGGAGCCCACCCGTTTTGTAGCAACCACCAGTTGATCGAGTTCTATGTAGCTCTCAACGAGAGGGCCAACACCCTCCCCGCCCATGTGAACATCGAGCCACAAAGTACGAACATGCAGGTTGTCGTGGCCAACTTCTCTGAATTTCATATTCGTTTTGCGGTACTTAAGGACTCCGTTGACCCAAGCTTCGGCAACACCATCAGCAACGCCTGCCGTGTTCATACGTATGTGTTGCTCGAAGTAGTACCAAACACCATTAGCCAGACCGGCGGCGCCTTGACCGCAGCTCGTGGAGTCACTGCCGGTGCTCCCAGCGTTGGTCGGACCAGCGGCGCAAGATCCGTTTCCTACAGGTGAGTCTGGACCGGTCCCCCACGATTGGTTGTCCCATGATCCAAACATCTGGTTGTTGTTCGTGACCGCTGGAGGGACGTACCAGTACCAACCCACACGGGTGGTTTCAGCTGAAGAAGCGGTGCAGATATCCGCACCACCGGAACCTGTGCAGTTCCGATACTTCATCCGCCCAGACCAGCAGTTGATGCCGTCCGCGTAGGCACCACCGTTGCCGCACTGTCCAACCGTGTCTCCTGGGGCTCGCACATCAGCCAGGCCGGGCCACTTGCCGCCTGTGTCGATGTGAGAACCGCTGGAGTCGTAGTTCTCCGGGCTCCAGTTGCTGGAGAAACGGATGTAGTAGCGAAGGTAAATCTCTTGTTGAGTTCCCGGGATCGGCCAGTGATGCGCCAGGGCCCCACCGCAACCACCGTCGTTGAATGCTCTGCAACGAACACGGAGACAATTCCCGGAGATGCACCCGCTCGAGATAAGTGACGTTTGATCCGGGCCTGATGCCGCTTCCGGGATGTTCTTTCGGCCTGTGTCTAGATAGCCGTTCTGCCACCACGTTGAAGACTCCCATCCTTCACAGTGGATGATGTCGTCGCGGCCGGTAAGGCTTTTCTCCGCGGCGCACGATGCCGGCTGTGCAAAGACATTCGTTGCAATGGACAACAACAGGAATACGAGTGTTTTCATATCGGAATCACGATCAACTCAAGGCCAGAGACAGACCCCGAGGAAGCGGAGCAAGTCAGCGCACCTGTCGTGCCGTCGAAGCTGAAGCCAGAAGGAAGAGTTGTTCCCTGGAGTTCAAGCAACATCGTTGAAGAGTTCCAGTTCTCGACGTACTGCGTCATGTCGTGAGAGCCTGGCGCGTTGAACGTGACCGTTGCTGGCACGATTGGTGCACTGGTGTGCCGGTACAGGTACGCGCTCGGCGCGATGAAGTTGGAGCGGCACACGAAGAAGAAGACGCAGCCGATGTCCTCCAGCGAGATGGACCACGCGTCACCCGCGGCGGGGTTGCCGTTGATCGGCAGCGCGCCGTTGCTGGGCGTGACGAGGCGCCATTGCCGTGTGTTCGGGTTGAATGTGCGAAATTCGTTCGTCACCTTGTCCACCACCAGCAGGCGCTGGCTCGCCCAGTCGTACTGCGTCATGTTGCTGCTGCCCTCTGACGCAAAGATCGTCATCGGGGCGGTGAACGGGCCGGCGAACGTGCCGGCCTGGTTCAGCAGCCAATACTTGGTGGGGTTGGCCGCGCCGTCAGCGAGAAACAGCTCTTGCGTGACGCGCATGTAGTGCGAGGCCATGCCCAGCGAGCCCTGGATGCCGGGGTCCCCCAGCTGCGCCCAGGAGCCGGTGCCGGCGTTCTTGGCCCAGAAGGCGCAGCCGGTTTCGCGGTTCCAGCAGATGAGGCCGTTGCGCGCCTCGTCCCAGCACAGCGATACGCTCTCGGTCTGCGAGAGCGCGGGGATGCTGGCGATGCTCTGCCAGGTGGTGGAGCCGCTGGGCAGGCGCCGAAAGTTGCCGGTGGTCTTGACGTAGACGTAGAAGTCGCCGGTGACAGGATCGTACGTCTGGGAGTCCCATGCGTGACTCAACGTCGACGAGTACGCCGGCGTCATCTTTGCCCAGTTGTTGGTGTCCTTGTTGTAGCCGATGAAATCCGTGAGCTCGGCGTGCGGGCCGCAATGGAACAACAGGCGGTGGCCGGGAATGTCGTTCCCGCCCTTGTTGGAGAACTCGATGATGTTGGCGCTCTGCGCCGGGTTGCTGATCAGCGGCCAGGTGAGGTTGCCCATGCCGGTGAGCTGCACCCACCGTCCAGGCAGCAATGCACTAGCCTGCTGCTCTAGATATGTCGATCCGCTCGGCGCACCTGTGTACGTGAGAGTCGAGGCCTGCCCAGAGAGGTTGTATGTACCCTGGGATGCGATAACCGTGCGCCCACGGTTCAGCGCGGCTGTCTGCCCTGTTTTTGCATAGGACCCACCCTCGCTCCAAATGCTGTAGTTCCGCGGATATCCAATCCGCAAACCACGCATGTCAGGCGAGCTGGAAGATGCCGTTTGTAGCATCAAAGTCCACAGTGAACGTCTCGCCAGAGGCAAGAGTCACCGCTGAGCCGTAGTCCCACCATGCGACCAGTGGATCGGCTGGGGACGTGGGCGTGTCGTCATAGAGAACCGCGTACCGGAACGGCCCGATAGACCCACCAGACGCGGTGAACACAACGTCTGTGCCGGCAATCTTTGAGGTGCCAGACGAGCGACTGTGCGTGATGGTGGTTGCTGTCCCACCAGCCGAATACCCAGAACCAGCGGAGATTTCTGTAAGATCAGCCTTGACGCTATTGGTAGCGACTGGGGCTGTGTTGCACAGCATCACCTTGAAGGTGTCTGCGTTCCAATCGAGATTGCTGATTAGCTGGTTCTCGACAAACGCCTGAAACTTGTTGTACGTAGCCATGAGGTGCGAAAACCTTTCGGTTCACGAGCACCCCACTGCCCCAACACCCCATGCCTTCTATTGTTTGTCGCATCGGGCCAGCATGGGGACTGGCTTTCGGGAGCTAACCTAGATGCGACAGAACGCTAATTCATTGAAGGCCCATCGGCCGTCCATCTTCGCCACGCTTAATCATCTTGGTGACGCTCCCGCGCCTGACCCCGATTGCTTTGCCCGTCTGTTCGTCCCTGACAATCTCAGGGTCGGATTTGAGGTATTCGCTGATCTCTTTCAGACCAGTCTCGACAGGGCTCATATCGACAGGTGGAGGCGCTGCTTTCTCTGCGATGGCAAGTTTGACCTGCGCGTCGAGGTCTGTTTTGTACTTGTCCATCGCTAGCTGCATCTCTGCTAGCCTGGTTTTGTTCTCTTCTGCAAGTTCTGCGATTCGCGCATCCAGCATAGCCTTTTGCTGCTCTCTCTGGCCATCGCGTTCGTCGTTCGTTGCCTGAAGCTCGAGCGATGCTCTTAGTTCGTTGAACTTGGCCATCGACTGGGCCTGCAACTCGTTCATCTTGGCCACTTGTTCGGCCTGGAACTTCTGCGCATCGGCCTGGAGGTCCATCTGCTTCAGTTGCATCGCTGACTGAGCCTTGATCGTCTCCGGATCAGTCGGCGCCTGAGGGGGCGGAAGCTGTGATGGGTCGGGCCAGAACTTCGTCGGGTTCGGGAAGCCGGCGAGTTTGGCGATCTCGATAGCCGTGGCGTGGACGTTCTCTCTTTGAACCAGCCCGAGAGGCAGGCCGACTTGGACCTGAGCCCCAAACATGGTCTGGAGCTGGCCCATCATCGATTCTTTGTTCCCAGCCCCAACCCCAACGGAGATCCTGATGTCTCGCTTAGTTCTCCACGCCTGTGGGTCAACCATCGCCCACTGTCCTTTTAGCTTAATCGCAAGGGCTTTGTTGGCGTGTTTGGAGATGATCTCCCACACCGATGAGAAAAGAGCCTCGACAGCCGGCGCCATCATCCGGGCAATGTGCTCGACCCGCATGGATGCCATGTTCTGGAGCATCGCTGTCCCTTGAGCGGTCTTATTGATCGCTCCAGCGTCGGTGCCTGAGAAGTACCGATTCGCTCCTGACCTGTTCTGTCTCTCTTGGTCGAAGTATTCGAGGCTGCCGATGATGCTATCGAAGGCAAACGGGTGAACCAGTGGAAGGACGTGACCCTCAGCCGGTAGTGCGTCGTCCAACATCCGAACAACCCCGCCAGGACGGGAGTCGAGCATGTCTTCCAGGTTGACCTTGGAAGAGATGAAGTGACGGCCGTTGTTCGCCAGGTAGAGGTTGTCCAACCCACCGCGTTTGATGGCCTGCTTGGTGTCCTGAATGTCCTGCACCGTTTCTGCCAGGCTCATGCCGATGTGACGGTGAGGCAGGGGTTGGGCAGTCATCGACGCAACTGGGATGCGCCCGCATGGCTCGGCGAAGAGGATCGTTCGGCCTACAGCGACGACGTAGTACAGACGGGAGTCGCCGTCGTCTTCAGCGTCTGCTTTGACCCAGATCATCCGGGCCCAGACACGACGCATCACGCCTTTGTTGTCTGCGTCGCGGTTCTCGCCGAACCTGTCTCTTGCTAGATCCTCGGCGGTCTCTTTGTCTTCTTCGTCGCTTACGTCTTCCTCAACATCAAGGCCCATCGCGCGAAGGTCTGCGATGGTCTTTTGTTCCCTGTACTCGAAGTACGGGCAATCGTTCAGGGTCCAATCAGGAGTGTCCGAACTGACGATGCAGTGCTCAGGAGCGAGGACACGAATGCAGACCTTGCCCTCATTCTCCGAACGCTCGATAACGAGATCGTGCTTGAGGACTGGGCCCGGCGCTGGAGGCGGGGGAGGCACTTGCTGGCCCATCTGCTGGGCCTGCATCGCCATCTGCTGGTATTGCGCTAGCTGGGCTTGGTAAGCAGTCTGCGCGTCCTGTGTCGCCTGCTTGTCAACCTGTTGCGAGTGCTGGAGAACCTTAACGTTCGCATCCTGCATCAGCGATGCTAGTTGCTCATCGCTTTGACCATCGTACTTCTCTCGGATCAGTCGCTTGGACTCATCCCAATAGGCCATGCAGTAACCGTTGATTAGGAGTAGCGCGTCGTGGATCCAGTCCGCGACGATCTGCTCCCACTGGTTCTTCTCGGTTACGTAGTGCCGGAGGACAGCAGTTGTTTGCTCTGCCCCCGCTTCGTCATCGGGGCCAATCGGCACGCACTTGCACACCTCATCCGAGCTGCCGGCGAAGATGCGCACGAGGCTTGGTAGGATGACCTGAATCGTCTCGTAGACAGATCGGTCAACAACCTGCGAACGACCCTCGGGCGCTGGATTGGTGTTTAGGCCGAGGTAGTACTCAATGGCTTTGGCGCGCTTCTGAGAGAGGTTTGACGACTCATCTGAGCCGTATGAGTTCTCTTTGGCGATATCAATCGCCGCCAGCAGCGCGTCGTTGTCAATGGCCATGTTTGCGTGGCCGGCCTGGCTTGCGTTTCACTGGGATCACGACAGGCGGCACAAACTCACCCTTGACCGCTTCCGCCTCTAGTATCTCAAGGCGCGACTTAACCTCAACCATATCCCGCAGGAGTTTCTCAAACTGCTTGGCTTCGGTTATGTTCATACTATGCCGGCAGTATTGTATTTGATTTTCGGCGGGGATTGTATATGGTGATTGGTTAGTTTCTCGGCAACCTGCCCAAGGTATCTCAAAGCGTCCGCCCCGTGGCTGGCGTCGTCATGCACCGGAATGCCTGTTTTGGTCCCGTCAGTGGATACGTGCCGGTGATACCTTTTGATGGCGTTCATCCAGTCCTGACAACCTTTATCGATCCAAAGCCTGGGAAATATGGTCCGGACCTGCTTGATACCGTCCTCGATGTGGATGTTCGGGACGATCTCCACCCGTCTGCCGAGGGCCTTTACAAGCTGTTCTCCGGTCTTCCCGCCCGCGGTTTTGGTGGCTGCCTTGGCGTCGTGAGGCAGGTAATCCGTACCCCACTGAAGGCCCGGCCACTTAGCCTTTAGGTCGTTCAGCTCCTGGATGTCGTTCTCGTAGGTGCTGAAGCGGGAGATGTAAGCCCCGATAATCCTCAGCTCTGAAGCCGCTCTTTGGACCAGGAGGATGACGGTCTGGTCGTTCCAGCCAAGGTCCCAAACAGTGTGGGTCTTGAGCAATGGATCGTGGCTGACTGTCGTGAACCGGCCCCCGCGTAGTAGGCTATCCAGCTCTTTGGCATAGATGGCTCCCTCAACCGCTGGCCTGCACTCACCTTCCCAGACAGTGCGATAACCAATCGGGTCGCGTCTCTCCATGAGAGTGCGCTCATCGTCCATCTCCTTGCCGAACCACGGGTTGTCATGCCAATTCACCCGGGTGCAGAAAGCACCCTTTGGCGGGTCGATGACGAACCTGGAGTAGGTCTCGTCGGTGTCCAGCTCTGGGTTAAAGGTGATCCAGATTTCGGAGCCGGGCTTTCTGATCGTGGGGATCAGGACGTCCCAACTTCGCTTGGTCACTACCTGAGCTTCCTCGACCCAACAGATATCCACGCCCTCGAAGCTCTTGAGGTTGGCTACGCTTTGCTGCCTGATCCCCGCAAAGGCGAAGTCAGCCCCGTTCTTGCCCAGGATGCGGGCTTCCTGCACCTCGAACAGTTCGGAGACGCCCAATCGGTCTATGGTGTCTTTGATGAGCCTGTGAACGCTTTCCTGGATGCTCTTTTGCGTCTCTCGTGCGCAGAGGATCCGCAGGGGCTTCATCGTGGCCAGGTGGACTAAGCAGGAGGCTGCCGTCCATGACTTGGCGGATCCGCGTCCGCCCCACATGATCTTGTATCTGTTGGGGCTTAGGAGGCCTTCTAGCTTCTCAGGTATCTGAAGCTTTGGCACGCACCATCTCTACAGTCCACTTATGGCTGATCGGGTCAGCATCATTGTCGCCAACGTGTTGAATTTGCGACAATTTAGGCACTGACCGATCAAGGAGGCTGTTGATTGCACCAAGACGGGTCGCGCTCAGTTCCTCTTTGCCTTCTGAGGCCTTTTGGAGGATTGCGATCAGGTTTGCTGCCTGAATCTTTAGGCGCACCTGCTCGGAGTGCATCTTGTTTATGCGAGCTGCCACTGACTTACCTTACCGACGTTGCTCTTGTTGTTGCGCTTCGCCACGTTCCAGACAAGCCACGTCTTGCGCTAGCTCTTGAAGGCGCCGCAGAAAGACTTTCTGACCATCTACTAGGTCAACCATTGCCAGACGAAGCGATTGCTTTGGCAAGGGGAGTGATTCAAGACTTGGCAACCAAGCTGAGAGCCGATTCAGCGCAGCATTGAGTTCATGCGACTCCATATGAGCACCAAGAAGAAACCAACCGTTATGCACCTAAAGGGTCGGTTTCAGCCAGCCGCGCGCACTCCATGGCTCTATAAACCGCCGTCACTAATAGATCGTCCGGCGCAGTCTCTGAAATCGCATCTAGAACTATCTCGCCCGCTAGCTGCATCGCAGCCGAAACCGCGGGCACAAACGAAATAGCCGGCCTGTCACGCTCAGGCGATCGTAGGGCTTCTGCGTTTGTCATTTAAGCGAGCAGGCACTGACTTATCTCAATAGGCGAGAAGCCAGAGAACAGAAGGAGGAGGAAGGCGGGGGATTGTTCTAAGGCTCTCGCGTAGATATTGTCGGAGTATTTAGATACTCAGTCAATAGAGTTTTGGAGTTTGATTATCTCTTCCCCAAACCTGACGAATTGACCGGGATCGCAGTGGTGAAGCCTGGTCGGAGACTCATCGCCGAATGGAAACTCACCGTCATGCCAGACATATACATCAAAACACCCAATGTCTTTGTATAGAACAGCTACAGCCTTACCACAATATCCGCCCATCTGTGGATACCAAAGAGCAAACCATGTCTCATTGGTGTCTTCATAAACCTTCGATAGGCCCGAGCATTGCTCCGCGGTTGGTTCCTGTACTCTCTTTGTCATTCAACACCTCCAATGCATCTTCCAGGCTTGTAACCGTGTGGGTGATTGCGCCGCAGTATTGGAGCCACTTCTTCTCTGCGTCTGTCAGCTCTCGTGCGCTTGGTGGCTTTTTGCCGTCTTTAACCTCTAGGAACACAGGTAGTCCGTGATCTTGCGCGCGAACGCACAGGTCGGGCACGCCGCCACCCACGTCAGACAGATCCAGGACATCAAAGCCCATAGCTCTAAGGCCATCTCTTATCTCCGCGTGGTTGGCATCTGTTCGCTTGGCGTATCTCACGTCAACAACCTGAACACCCAGTACCCACCTGCCGCAATCGTCCCGAGGATTGCCCCGTAGAACAGGAACGAGGCAATCATTACTACTAGTGCGGTGCACCAAAATAGGAGGATTGCGGCAATGGATTTCACTCAGCGGCCTCTGCGAGCTTCAGGAGCCACTTAGGGGCGCGCTCCCATGTGTTCAGTCCCCTAGCGAGTAGCTTTCTCAGCTCTTGCAGCTTTTGAGGATCAACATGCAGGATTAGCCCTTTGTCGTCTCTGAGGATCCTTACTGAGTGTTCGTCGTATCTCATGCTGGCGCTGCCTGCGTTTGAGGAACGCGCTCATAGTGAATAACAAGCTGCGGGCCATGGTGTAGCCATTTAGGCATATCAACCAGCGGCCTGCCAAGGTCCGTGAATCCAACCACCTGGAACTCTTCGCCGTCATAACGTATCCAGTCGCCAACACTCAGATCCGTCACACACGGAATCGGAATGTCCGCTTCCTTCGGTGGTTCCGGGGGTTCGTATTTGAACTGCCCCCTGCCGTTCTGGTAGAGGTGTGGGCGGTCTTTTACTGGGCGCCAGTCGTCTCCGTCTGCCTTCTGGATTGCTTGCGACCACTCCTCTTCTTGGCGCTTTGAGTGAGGGAGTAGGCGCCGGCCGAATATGTCCTCATTGGCCAGGATCGGCAGCGGGTCGATGTCGTTGAGGTTCATACAAGCCACCCGAAGTATTGACACATCGAAATCACCACGACTGATAGAGCTACTGTCGCTGTTGGGAGTAGCCAGGCTAAGTACAGACCTTCGTCTTTGTCTGTCATGAGGTCTGAGAGTTCTTTGTCTGGGATCTGATCTTGAAAGTTGTACGTCTTCATGCCTTACCCCTTAGCCGCTTCCATTCAGCGACAAATGCCCCGCCTTTGAACGTCGCAGGATCGATTGAGTACCGCACATCGAAACCCGCGTAGCTCTTGACCACGGTTGGGATCACCGCAGCTCCGTTCATGGTGAACGTCCGCTGTGATCCTTCCGGCTGTCTCTGTGCCTTCCCCGTCGAGCCAATGAGCTTGCGCGGTTTGGGTTTGACGTGGCGCATTCGCTCTTGACAACCAACACATACGAGGGTCGGGGTCTGGAAGAACATCCGCATACCGGAGCCGGCGTTGTCTCTGGGCTGTTTGCAGCCGGGGCAGTGGAACATCATCGCTTCACCCTGTAGATGTGAGCCGACTCCAAAACGCCCTTTCCTTTCAGCGAGTTGATCGCAGAGTCAGCTTGGACGTTCGTCAGCCCAAACTTTTCACACAAATCCACCCTGGTGAGCCATTCCTCAGGGTTCGCCTTGAAGAACTCACGTATCCGGCCCTGGATGGAGTTGGGATCTGGCTTACTCATTCCACCCCCAATGGAAACGGTGTCCGCTTGTTTTGAACGTCGGGACCAGTCTCACGATCCCCAATGCCTCTAGGTGAACCAGTCTTTGGTAGACCTTCTCAACCGGGATCTTCAGCTCGTGGGCTATGTCCATTGCTTTTGCTTCTTCTCGAGCCTCTAGGACTGATTCAATGGTTTTCACTTCCCGATCCTCGATACGAGTGAGGCCACCTTCGCCACGTTCGCTTTGTCCGCCGCGGTCAATTCGCGTCGAGGGGTGTCACCGCAAATGAACACGCCGCTCCATCCTCTTTCCACCGCGGTTTCGAGAATGCTGTTCACGTCGTACCCCTGTCGGTAGAACTCTTCGAGCTTTCGCAGGACTAGCTTCTTTGCGTACTCAGTGAACGGAGCCCTTGAGCCCTTGAGCTTTCTCATCTCACAGAAGCCAGTCCATGCTTCTTGATCTATGTACTCAGGAACCATCAAGACTCCTAGTAAGCTGCTTCCTGGTGAACGGTGAGGGGGCGAAGCAAAGCTAACCCTGTCGGATTAATCTTTGCGCTTGCTTCCCGGAGCCACGGCATCGGTACGCATCGGATTGGTGGTGTCATAGGCCCCAACCTTGTGATCCTTCGGCTCTCCTAGAAAGAACCCCTGTCGAGCGACCACATCACGCTAAAACTCATCGCGCACCTTGATCCGTTTGGTGCCAAGAACCCGGCCAACGTCGTCCACATCCGGGTCCAGAACGCAAAAGCCCTGACTGCTGCGCTCCGTTGTAGTAGCAACGTCCCTTTCGGGTAAGCGCATGAGTCAGGGCTCGTGCTCTCTGGCTGTGGTAGCAGCGACGGGAACATCTTAACGCGGCTGATAAAGCAACGCAACTAATACCCACACTGTTGCCGTAAGAATTGCCCGTACCGACCTAAAGGTTAGGGGTTGTTACTTCAATCAACCGGGCTTATGCTCTAGTTCAAGTTCGGTGGGGTAGATGTCGTCGTAACTCAACACCACGCCCTTGGTCTTGCCGAACTCGATCAGTCTCTTTGCCGCGTCCGGGGGGAACGGCTGGCCCTTCTTCTCGTAGTTTGAGACGTTGGCCTGAGTCTTGCCCAGCACCTTGGCAAGCTCATCTTGCGTAACGTCTAGGAGGACTTTTCTGATGTGCTCGAACTTGGTCATAGGCGCCGATATTAATCAGCGTGATGCTTTTTTGCAACCTGTCTATCAACCCGGTTACTTGGACAAGATGCGCCGGGCTCATACGCTGTCGCTCTTGCCAGCCAAAGACCTCACCCCAGAACAGAAAGCCGACGCCAGGAGGCTGAAGGCTGCCTTCAAGGCCTGGCAGCAGTACAGGAAGGCACAGGGGCTCGCCTACGTCCAAGAGGTGGTAACGGACGGGCTAGGCTTCGGGCAGTCGGCCTTGAGCCAGTATCTGAACGGGTACATCCCGCTCAACGCCGACGCTTTGCGTAAGATTTGCACGCTCATTGGGGTAAACCCTCACTCGGTCAGCCCCAAGATCGTAGAGGTCGAGATCGAGAAAGCGAAGCACTGGCTCCCCAACAACGTGATTCCCCTGCCTGCGGCCGATGAGCGCAAGCCAGGCCTGAGGAAGAAGGCGCACCAGAAGTCCAAGACCAAGCAACACCAGCGGGGTTGACCATGCCGCAACTTGTTCGCGATTCAGTCTCCCGGGACATGGAGCAAGCAGCTATTCAGCTCCTGGAAGAGGTCAGGTCCGGTAATGTTGTCGGCCTGGCGTTTGGAATCGCCCTTCGGGGGCGGAAATACTTCGTCAACGTAGCGGGGATCCTGGCTAAGGACCCGACCTACGCCCGCGGGATCGTCGCCGCCCTGGATGACGAGCTGGCCCGGATGGTTCAGGGCAAAGCCGACTCCGATACGACCGTCTGATTTCTTCTAGGTGTTTTCCCTTGTTCGTGCTTTTTTATCAATTCGCCTGTTGACATGATCCATCACCCTGGTTAATACTCCATTCCATCGAGACACCCCACACGAACAGGAGCACAGCACATGAGCCACTACGGTTTGACCTATGAGCGGATCAGGGCAGCCACGGAACAGCACGGCACAGTGTTCTTCGATGCCGACCTGAACCCGGTGCAGCCGGAGCCCGGCCAGTGGTTCTGTGAGTTCGATTGCGACGTGGACTACGAAGGCGAGTGGTTCGTGCGTGATGAAGCGTTCGTTCGCTACGAAGGGCTCGACGACCGGCACACGCTCGACGGCGACAAGTGGGTGACTGTGCAGAAGCCCGTGGTGTGGCCCGAAGGCGCCGACGAGTGCCGCGAGCCCGCGGGCTACATCCTGATCGCGCAGTAGCCGCCTGACAGCCTGATGCACACGGAGACTTAAATGTCCTCACTTGAA